ATCCAACGGCGCACTTGTGAAGCCCCGGAAACGGCTGACGTGGCCTAAACAAGGAGGGTAGAGGATGCCCAAGGCAACCAAGTTTCCCAAGGGAATCAGACCACAGGCGAATGGTTCATGGAAAGTAGACGTCACGATCAACGGCGTCCGCAAGACAGGGACTGCCAAAACACTGGAAGAGGCAAAAGTACTCCGGGAGCGGCTCAAAGCCGCCCTGGAGGCTGGTAAGGACACGTCGAAGGTTATTTCCTCCGATTCATCCACAAACTCATGGAACCTAGAGACTGCCGTCAAGCGCACCTATGACCTCGTCTGGTCGAAGGGCAAGTCGGCAGACAAGACGATGGTCTACGCCAAACAGGTCAGGGACTACTTCGGACCTCTGACCAAGCTGGACCAGATCACGATGGATGACATTGACAACTTCTGTGACTACTGCGCGGACACCAAGGGTAACTCCGGGGCCACGATCAATCGGAAGCTGTCGGCACTCTCCGTGATGATGACGACGGCCCTGACGCGAGGCAAGCTGGGCAAGCTCAAGCAAGTCCCGAAGATGCCCCGCTGGCCCGAATCAGAGCACCGCATCAGGTTCCTGACCGAGGACGAGGAAGCCCGGATCTTGGAACTGATGGGCTACCTGGGGAAGGAAAGCCACAAGGACGCTACCATCGTCCTGGTGGACACCGGCCTTCGTCCCTCCGAACTCTGGAGGGCAGAAGCCAAGGACTTTAACTCGAACTACGACGGGGACAAGGGAGCCATCACGATCTGGGTCACCAAGACCGGCGCTCCTAGGACCGTACCCCTGACCACCAGAGCGAAGGAGATCCTGGCCCAGAGAGTGGAAGCCAACCCCACGGGGAAGCTCTTCCCGGACATCAACCAGGATTCCTACCGGCGGGTCTGGAATAGGGTTAAGCACCTGATGGGCCTTGACAATGATGATCAATTCGTTCCATACGTCCTGCGCCACACCTGTTGTTCGCGCCTCGTTCAAAGACGAGCACCGCTTGAGCATGTCAGGGTGTGGATGGGTCACTCTGTCATCCAGACCACCCTCCGGTACGCACACCTTGCACCGGAGTCCTTGAGTGGGCTGACGGTCCTCCTGGAGAAACAGGAGGAAGCACGGTGCAAAGCCAGTGGTTTCTAGACGCAATAAAACTACCGGCGAGGAATTACCCTGCACTTATAGCAGGACGCGACAACCAGCAAACCTACAAGAAGGACTCACATGGAAGAGCAGAGAATCATGAAGGTCAGCGGCAAGGGTAACGAAGAACTCCAGGCCCGGCTTGAACTGGAGATGAAACTCCGTGGTCGTGATCAGTACTTCGCCACGGTCAGGAAGGCCAAGGAGCGGGAGAGCGAGTCCAACACTGCTCCCTGCATCAGCATCCTGAAGAGGGGAGTGGCTCCTCTGGCTGATGCCTTGAGAAACAAGATGGACGAGCTGACCTCCAAGGGTAGGGCTGGTCGTCGTCATAGTGCAGTCCGCTACCTGAAGGATCTGGACCTGGACATCGTGGCCTTTATCTCCCTCCGGATCATCCTCGATGGAATCTCCATGTCAAAGATCCTCCAGAACGTGGCGATCAGCATCGGACGGGAGATCGAGACCGAGGCCAAGCTCCAGGCTCTGGCGAAGTTCGACGCCCAGAGAATGGAGGTCACCCAGAACCATCTCAAAAAGGTGCACCATCGTCGTCGTCGGAAGATGGTCTTTGATCATGCTGTCCGGGAGTCCCAGGAATTCGACTGGAAGGCGTGGCCGAAGTCTGACCTCCTACACATCGGTCAGTTCATCATCGACGTAGCTATCGCAACCTCTGGCCTGATCCAGGTCGAGGCCCGTGAGCATCGGATGATCAGTGAAGGCAAGGGAAAGAACATGTTCACGACTGCCTACTACCTGACCGCTACCAACGAGTGCATCTCCTGGCTGGAAGATCGGCATGAGCGGTACGCTCTGCTGTCCCCGAAGTTCTTCCCTACGGTCATCCCGCCCAAGCCGTGGACCGGAGCCTGGGGAGGAGGCTACCACACGGATGCTGTCCCGGCCCTGACCCTGATCAAGACCACAAACAAGAACTATCTCAACGAGATCGATGAGCTGATCAAGGCAGGGGAGATGACCGAGGTGGTCGATGCTATCAACACCATGCAGAACACCGCTTGGCGCATCAACAAGCCGGTTCTCAAGGTCATGCAAGCGGTCTTCGAGCGGCAGGACTATCAGTCCCTGGCCGGTCTCCCTGCCCGTGAGCTGACCCCGATCCCTCGTTGTCCTGCCTGTGGTGCTGACATGAGCGAAGTCACCCGGATGAACCCTCACTCCTGCCCAGGCTTCACGGAAGAGAAGCTGCTAGAGTGGAAGAAGGCGTCCGTGAATGTCCGCACCTTCAACGCTGGTCTGGTCAGTAAGCAGCTCCAGTTCCGTAGGATGCTCGACATGGCCATCATGTTTGAGGACGCCGAGGCGATCTATTTCCCGTACCAGCTCGACTTCCGTGGCCGTGTCTACTCCGTGCCTAGCCACCTCACTCCGCAGGGAACGGACGCTTCCAAGGGACTCCTGGAGTTCGCTGAAGGCAAGGCCCTTGGTTCCGAGGATGCTGTCCGCTGGCTTGCCATCCACGGGGCCAACACCTGGGGCAACGACAAGGTTTCCTTTGAGGCCCGTCATCAGTGGGTACTTGACAATCAGGACATGATCCTGGCCTGTGCTGAAGATCCGCTTGGTGAGACTTGGTGGATGGACGCCGACTCTCCCTTCTGCTTCCTGGCCTTCTGTTTTGAGTGGGCTGGCTACGTCCGGGACGGACTGAACCATGTCTCCCACATACCCATTGCTATGGACGGGAGCTGCAACGGGCTTCAAATCTTCAGCCTCATGCTCCGGGACGAGGAGGGCGGTAGGGCTGTGAACGTGCTCCCCTCCGAGAAACCCCAGGACATCTATGGGATCGTGGCCGAACGCGCCATCGAGAAGCTCAAGGTCAAACTGGAGTCCGGGGAGAAGGTCTACTCCAAGAGCAAGAAGGATGAGAACGGCAAGCCCAAGTTCCTCTACGATGAGAAGGTCGAGGCGAAGAAGTGGCTCGACATGGGTGTGACCCGGAAGACCACGAAGCGTCAGGTCATGGTCCTGCCCTACGGTGGAACCCAGCAGTCCTGCCGGGAGTACACCCATGAGCACCTCCGGGAGCGGATCATGGATGGCTACCAGTGGGAGGGCAACGAGTTCATGTCTTCGCTGTTCATGTCCACGATCATCTGGGAGGCCATCAACGAGGTCGTCCGTGCCGCCCAGGATGCCATGAAGTACCTCCAGAGGATCGCCGATATCGTATCCTCTGCTGGCTTGCCGGTCTGGTGGACCACTCCCACGGGGCTGCCGGTGCTCCAGGCTTACAAGGAGATCAAGAACCGGCGCATCGAGACCAAGATGGGAGACTGCATCGTGTTCCTGACCCTGAAAGAGGAGGTGGACGAGAAGTACGACAAGGCCAAACAGCGCAACGGCATCAGTCCGAACTTCATCCACAGCCTCGATGCTGCTGCGCTCCAGCGTACCGTGTGCGAGGCGGCGAAGCTGGGCATCAACTCCTACGCTATGATCCACGATTCATACGGAACCCATGCGGCAGACACCCCGGCCCTGGCCCGAACCTTGAGGGAGGTCTTCGCCGGAATGTTTGGAGGTGACCACAACCTCTTGGAGGAGTTCACCAAGGAGGTCATCAAGGTCTTGCCAGACGATGACCCCCGGCTCCAGGAACTCCCGGAGTTGCCGCAGATGGGCAACATGGAGGTCTCCAAGGTGAAGGAGGCAGCCTACTTTTTTGCCTAATCACCGGGTTACATGTAAGGCTTACACGCACCGTTCAAGCCGCCCGAAAAGAAAATGCCGGGGATCGTCAATGGTCTCCGGCATTTACGTTTCAAACACGAATTACCCTGCACTTATAGCATGACGAACCGTCAGGCACATCATCGTGAACTCTCAACAGGAGGTAAACAACTCGATGGCTATGGCCCCAAGTAAACTACGAGATCTTCTTAGTAACGCACCAACAACCGAAGCTGCGAAAGCAGCAATGGCAGTGGTGGACAGTGTTCAGAGCTGTCCGAACAACGGAGTCAAACTGCTTGGATGCAGCGCAGCCTTTCTTCTGGCTGTTGAAGCGTCCGGTCTGACTGTGTCTGACGTCATGGTCTACACCAAGAACGCAATCAACAACGCTGATGGCAAACGCCCGGAGTTCCAAGCTGTGGCTCGTTACATCGACAACGAAATCTTGAATTAGTAAGCCCGTTAGGAGGTTCAATGGTA